AAGTATTATGGTTCTTGTCCAGAATTAAAAGAAGATATTAAAAAGCACGGCAAAGAGATCTTCGGTAGAGAAATATTAAGTCTTCATAGGGCAAAAGGTGACTGTAACTATGAAGAAACAAAGCAACTTTTTCTAAATAATGTGTTGAGTGAGTCTCTTGACGATGGAACACCGGCATACTACAATAGCAATATTCTAGGCCGCTATATGCGAAAAGATTATGGTAACTTTGGAGCAGACTCTACAAACAACACATGATTGGGCAATTGACCGCATTCATACTCTTTGTGAGGAAAATATTGAGGATGCCCATGCGATTCAATCAGAATTTTGTGAGTGGTTGAATCCGGAAATTTTACGTCATGATATTTTCTCATTAGAGTTTATAGGAGACGAAGATGACACTTGATCTTCATAACTTTTTCAAGTTTTACGACGAGAACAATTCAAATCACGTGGCGGCAGTTCAATGGTTAGAGGATAACCTACCCGCCCAGTTTTTGGATGATGCAGAAACCGACTGGATTGGAATGTTTAGAACTAAACCTCCAACACCAGAGGTTTTAAATGTTCCATACTTCAACCAAGTAGATAACTACCGAGATGCACATAGAACTTGCAACAGTTCATCGTGCGCTATGTGCCTTGCTTTCCTCAAACCAGGAAGCATTAAAGGTGATGATGAGTATGTCAAGAAAGTATTTGCGATTGGCGATACTACTGACCATGCGGTACAGACGAAAGTTCTGGCAGGTTATGGAGTTAAGTCACACTTTAGTTACAATCTTTCTTTTGCTGATATTGATAAAAGTCTTGACGCTGGGAAGCCTGTCGTTATTGGTATTCTGCACAGGGGTTCTCTTTCTGCACCTACTGGTGGGCATATGTGTGTTGTGATCGGTAAAACCCCAGATGGTAAAGGGTATTATGTAAATGATCCATATGGTTCACTGAATGACAACTACACTGGTCCTGTGACTAACGGTAAGAAGACCATTTATACCAAAGCAGTTCTTAAGCACCGTTGGTGTCCAGGAGGCAACGATGGATGGGGCAGAATCTTCGACTAGATTTAAGGCAAAGATGCTTAAAGTGATTAAAGAACTGACAAATAATGGTAGGCACGTAGAAGCAAACGAACTTTATCAACGGTATTTCGGAGACAACAATGGCAAGAATCGATCTACATAACTTCTTCAAGTTTTATGACGAGAAGAACCCCAATCACGTCAAAGCAGTACAGTGGTTGGAAGATAACCTCCCAGTCAAATATCTAGAAGATAATATTGATTGGGCGGAGATTTATCGCGGAAAAAAGACTAGTGCTGCACCAGCATCTGCACCCGCTGCTGCAGCTCCTGTAACAGGTGGTGATGATGTTCCACAAATGGGAATCAAGTTAATTAAAGAGTTTGAAGGATGTCACTTAAAGGCATATCCAGATCCTCTGACTGGTGGACTTCCAATCACAATTGGTTGGGGTTCGACCCGTAAGAAGGATGGATCGCCATTTAAAATGGGTGATACATTAACACAAGCGGAAGCGGATCAACTTCTTATCGATCAGTGTAAGAAAGAATTCCTTCCTGCACTACGCAAAATCCCACATTGGAATGAAATGTCAGATGGAAAAAGAGGCGCTCTGCTCAGCTTTGCTTATAATCTTGGTGCCGGTTTTTACGGTGGTGATAACTTTAATACTATTACTAAACGCTTGAAGAATAAAGAATGGGACTTGGTTCCTGATGCGTTATTCCTCTATCGTAATCCTGGTTCAAATGTAGAAGCAGGACTTGCTCGTAGAAGAAAAGCGGAAGGTGAAGCTTGGAAAAAAGGTTAACCTCACACAAAGGAACAAATGGAAACACAAACTAAAAAGGAAAAGTGTATGAGTACTGTTATACGCATTGCGATTTTGGGTTGGTCTGCTGCTCTCCTTACTGCTAGTTATGCTGGTGCTCTATCTAAGATGGACCCAACATTTATCGCTACTGTCTTCACAGCATCTGCTGCCACCTTTGGTATTAACACAATGAAGAAGGGTGGTGATGAAGATGAAAAGAAAGAAGAACCACGTAGAGAAGTTGTAGTAGAACCTACATCAGAACCTGCAGCACCAGAAGTTGCTGCGGCAGAGCCAACTCTTGAAGAAAGAGTTGAAGTATTAGAAGGTCAAGTTCAGCCCCGCACAGGAGGAGCATAATGTCTAAGTCTGCAAATAAAGGTAAAAAAGGTTCTGGCGGTGCTGGATCTTCTAACAACAAAAAGCAAAACTCTGGTAATGCTAACGCTAAAAAAGCAAAGAATGGTGGAAAGAAAAAATGATTGAATTCATTACTTTGACTATTGTTGGTCATGTGTTAGTTGGACCTAACTTATGTCAAACTGATTTTTTAAGTGATAATCAAATTTACACATTTACATACCAATGCCAAGAGAATGGAACACTCCAAAACGAGAGTGTTGGAATGCTCCCATCCACCAAATACTCAAAGCTATAGATAATCACACCCGTCTTCACATGGAGACGGGTGATTTTTGGCATGAAGAACAGGCCCAGATATTGAGAAATTATGTCAAAGATTTGAAAATCTGGATTCATAAACAAGAAGGATGGTGGAACGAATGAAAAAGTTACTCACCTCAGTTGGTTTAGTTTTATCCTTAGCATTTCCTGCTATTGCATCATCACTGGAACCAAAGCAACCAACAGTAAGACCTTATAGTGCAGAGGCAATGGGTTGCATGATTCTCCTAGAATGCACTGAGGGTATAGAGAAACTCACAGTGGATTCTGAACTACTAAAGAATCCAGATTTTGACCCGTTCAGAGAAGAACTAAAAAGAATTATTACTGCTCTTGATGGTGTAAATGTTCCTGTATATGTTGCGCCAGAAAGATACTTTACTCCAAGAACAGTAGGTTTATACAAACCAAACTACAATCGTTTCTTTGTGAATGAACAACTTCTTAAAGACCCAAGAGAGTTTTTAGGAACAATGAGACACGAAGGATGGCACGCCGTACAAGATTGTATGGGTGGAGGAATGCAAACATCCTTTATGGCACAGGTTCATCAAGATAGTGAGATACCTGCTTGGGTAATGAAGCAAACTAGATTAACTTATGAATCAATGATGCAAAGTCGTGCAATTCCTTGGGAAGCAGATGCTAACTGGGCAGAAGAGCAATCAAATCAAACAGCAGAAAAACTTGAAATGTGTGCAAAAGGTCCACTATGGGATCAAATCAGACCAACTCCAATGACGATGGATTGGTTAATTGGATGTGGATGGATGAAACCACAAGAAGGTAAGTATCCTTATTATCCAAATAAGAAAGTTGAGTATTGCACTGAGGGTAAGTATTGATGGATTTTCCGTGGGGAGTTGTTACAATATTGGGATGCGGTCTTATCTTTACTGCATATGTAATTTACTACATACTACGATTAGCACACGAGGAAATGAAAGATGAAAAATCTAGCAATCATTCTGTCAGCAACGAGTCTGGCAATTAGTGGAGCACTTTGTTACGGTGCTTATGTGACCTATAAAAAAGCAGAAGCAATTCTCAACAATCCAGAACAATTTGTTGGAAAGGTTGTTGAGAATCAAGTTAACAAAGCATTTGAAAAATTACCTATTCCAAAACTAAATAATGAGAAGTTTAAGTTGCCATTCTAATGGATAAAGACCCATATATTTACAGAATTAAATCTGTTCTTAAAGTTGTAGATGGTGACACTATTGACGCTGCTATTGATCTTGGTTTTGATATCTCCCTTACTAAGCGAATTCGTCTTGCTGGTGTCGATACCCCAGAGAGCAGAACAACTGATACAAATGAGAAGAAACTTGGTCTCGAAGTTAAAGAATGGCTCAAGAAAAAGTTAGAAGGGCAGGAAGATATTATTGTTAAAACAGAACTCCCAGATTCTACCGAAAAGTACGGAAGAATTCTGGGACACTTGTTTATTGGGGATAGTGAAGTATCCGCAGTTAATAAAAAGAAGTCAGTCAATCAAATGATGATTGATGAGGGATTTGCTTGGGAATATTCCGGTGGAACTAAAAAGAAAGATTTTGCTCTATTAGAATCAAAAAGACAAGCGAGCAGATAATTTTTTAGCAATCTTTTTAGGAGGGGCATAGAGAGGTTTGAATCTTTCTTGTCCTTCTTTTGTGAACTTATCTTTTATTGGTTCATCAATGATTACTTTATTTTCAATTTCGTAAAGTGTGTTTTGCTCTATTTGGTCTCTAATGTACTGTTCAACATTATCAACTTGAGCAACTAATCTTGTTCCTTCTGCTGAGTATTCAAAAATATCAATATGACCTGCTTCTGCCATCACATAATGGAGAACAGGTTTAACTTGTTTGATTTTAATTTTAAACTTATTCTTTGTTGCTTCTTTGATAAATGGTTCAGCAGCATTCTTCAATACATTTAAAACTGCTGTGGATGCCATTGTAGCAGCAGTTGTGACTACTGCGACAGCACCAGCCGTAGCAACAAGAGAAGGGTCAGGTAAATTAATATCGATTCCACCGACAGTAAAGGTTGGTTGAGGTTTATCTGCTGGAACTTCTGCAACTGGAGTAGGTACAGGAGTTTGAGTGAGGGGGGTTTGAGTAACCTGAGGCAGTTGAGGAGGGGGGGTAGTGTCAGGTAGTCCCCTTGTTTTTTGTTGCTCTTCTGCTGCTTGTTTTTCGCGTTCTGCTTTTACAGCAGCATCAAACTCTGCTTGAGTTGGTACATTAATAACTGGATATTTAATCGCAGTATTTGGAACATCAATTACAGGAACTTCAAGACCACGCACTACAGGTTGTTCTACAGCACGAACATTGGGTCTCTCTATAGTTGAAATTACAGACGGACCAGATATTCTATTGATGTTTGCATTTGGTATGTTAATCGGATTATTTCCGATTATTGGTCTTAAATTTGGATTATCAATTAGTTGTATTGGTTCCATTTACCACATCCTCAACTTTTGGGTATTTCACAACAACATCAGCACAAACTTTGTAGTAAGGACTATCGGGATGGAACATCACTCCATTTTTATATGCTTCACCACATTTCAATAATCTTACAAGTTCAAAATCTAATCTTGCTTTGTCGGTTTCTGCTTGTTGTCTAGCAATTTCAGTTTCTGCTCTTTTCTTACACAAGTTCATTAAATTATTATCTAATGGAATATTGAGACCGGCAGAAATACCCCAGTTTCCATTGCGTGATGCAAAGGATTCTGGGTCATCGCTATTGTTGTTACTACTCATGGCAAATGGAGATACTGAAAAAGTTGCCCCCTGACAACTTACTCCACCACCATAAGTATTGAGTGCATAAGGTCCTTGAAGAACTTGAACCGCTTGGTTAGTTACATTCCCCGTAGCACTTGCACTTGGTCCAGCAATGTTTGTATTACTAGGTGCAGGAGTACTTTGAGCAAATGCAGTCCCTGTTGATATTATTGTGTAAAGACAGAGATTGATGTAGTGGTTGATTGGGTTTCTGTGGTGCGATCTATCCATGTTTCTTTTGCCACTCCAGGACCGAGATAGGTTTCACTGAACTGGAATGGAGCACCTTGAGTCATCACAGAATAACCAACACCTCTCTGAGGAACGCCAGGAATGTTGATGTTTGTTCCAGTTACAGTATATGATTCGCCAGTAGTATATTCAACTTGGCGGATTGCTTCTACAATTTTTGTTGTAGATTCTGTTGTTGCATTGATTGTACCCCTGGTAAAATTGGGTACAACACTCTCAGCATAAACGGGAGTACAGATGACTCCCGTTGCTAAAAGCAAAACGGGAGTTAAATGTCTCATTTGAATACGCTTAATTCAATGGATCTTTGAGCAGTAGCACTTGTACCAGCACCACCAGCAGTAACAGTAGGAACACCAGTTGGGGAAAGAGTACCTGCAAGAGTTCCTTTCTCACCACCAACTTGAGTTACACTATCTCCATAAAGATTTGGTGATGTAATTGTTCCTTGGTTAGTAACCGTTTGGTTAAGAACGGGAGTATCTGCATCAATGATACTTTCTGAAAAACTAAATGCTTGACCTGGAGTATTGATATCATAGGTTCCAGCACCACCAACACCACCAAAGGATGTAGCTTGGATATTGGTTCCTGACGCTGAATAGGAAGCACCAATTCGGGTTGATTGAACAGCGGCACCATCAACTTTCAATTGAACGGAATCAGTGATTTTTGATGTAATTTCAGCAGCATTAACTGGGATTGTGAAGAATAACGAAAAGGCTAATAGAAGTCTTTTCATTTTCTTATGTTGCGAATAAACACTGGAAATATTTATTAAAAATTTTATACCCCTTGACAAATCCTAAATAAAAACTTAATATGGAAAATCCCCTTACAGGGATTACATCATGAGTCTTTGATGTGATATTTAGAGCCGTGGAAAGTGCCCTTTGAGAAAAGGGTGTACCCCCTTTCTATACGGATGTAGAGTTCAATCAATTTTAATGCAATCTATCTTTACAGTAGCCCTGCCTCTTCTGGCAACGGTTACAACCAGTACGGCAACACTGCCATTCGTCAACTATAAGATGCAAGGTCCTCCTCCTCCATTGGAAGAGGTATCTAAAATGAATCTTGTAGATGAAAAGAAGACAGCAATCCGCGAGGTTGCTCCCGCCGCAAAGCCAAAAGAGTTAAGGTTAATTTGTAAAGGGTGTAATGAACATGAAAATGCTGCCCTGGCATTCTTCCAGGATCGTGGTATTAAAGACAGAAACGCCCTTGCTACCATCATGGGCAATATTCGTCAGGAATCAACTTTTATTCCTAACATTTGTGAAGGTGGTAGCAGAACCAGTTGGAGTAACTGCGGTCGCGGTTACGGACTGATTCAATGGACATCTGCCAACAGATATTATGGATTGGGTGATTTTGCTAAGAAGTATGGTGGTTCTCCATCATCACTTCACACGCAGCTTCGTTATCTAACGACTGAGGTTCAATGGCAACGTATTGAGGACAGGATGAAAACTCCTGGCAAGTCTATCAATCGTTACATGGACTATGCGTATAGTTGGATTGGTTGGGGGCATCATGGTGCCCGCACTTCGTATGCACATGACTATGCCAACCGACTGATCACGGTAGAGGTTTGATATATAAGGGGAGGTTGGATAACTTCCCCTTTCTTAATGTATTTCTGATGAAAAATTATCATAGTATTTTTGACACCGAAATTTTTCCTAGTTTCATTCGATCTTGTACACCAAGTGTTGATCTAGAACTTATTAAAACTGAGTGTCATCAAATTAAAGAAGATTTTGAATGTATAGATACTTCAAATCGTAATGGATATCATTCTCCAAGTTTTACTACAAATAATAAGACTCAGTTTGCAGATTATAATCAACTAACCAACATTATTGATGTTGCTGAAAGTTTTTCAGTTGATACTCTTCAATCTAAAAATTTAAATTCACATATAAGTGAACTTTCTTTTTGGGTAAACATCAATAAGTCTTATAATTATAATGTAATGCACTCTCACGGACGTGCTGATTTAATTGGAATTTATTATGTTTCAGTACCAGAAAATTCTGGTAACTTTGTAATTTTGAGAAATGATGGATCCCAATATTGTAATCTTTATGATGGTAGATCTGATTTGTTGGAAGTTAATCTTGAACCAAAGGAAGGAAGACTGTATTTGATGCCAGGACATTTGTGGCATTATGTTGAAGCAAATGAAAGTTCTTCTGAGAGAATTTCAATCTCATTTAATGTTTATCTTCGGTGAGGGTTGACAAGGTTCCACCTATGCCTTATAATATGTGAGTTGAGAGGCAGGGAACCCACCACCACCGTTCCCTCTCTCACACCTAATGGGTTAGTAACTCAGTGGAATAGAGTAACGCTCTTCTAAAGCGTGAGTCGTAGGTTCGAATCCTACCTAACCCGTTGCTACTTGCTCTGGAAAGATAAACCAGAATGCCGTAGCAAGATAGAGGGTAAGCCTCTGTTATATCCTTATGAGGTATATCACGCTTACTCCATCATTCCGAGTAACCCACAAGGTGTGGGAGCAAGCTGTTAACTTGTCACAGGTCAGTTCGATTCTGACACTCGGAGCCACGCCGAAGTAGCTCAGTGATAGAGCAGGAATTTTGTAAATTTCAGGTCGCAGGTTTGATCCCTGTCTTCGGCTCTTGACATAATACTCATTATGTCTTATACTTTCTCTTGTGTGAAGGAAGTGTGCTGGGGGAGAAATCCCCCACATTGCGGAAGTAACTCAACGGTAGAGTCCCTGCCTTCCAAGCAGGTTGTTGCGAGTTCGAATCTCGTCTTCCGCTTATAAAAAGTTCGGTTAACCACCCCCTTGACTGATCCCAAAGAAAATGTTAAAATAAACACATTCAGACAATAAAACCTCAAATACTTGTTGAGTCACTGAATTAAACGGAGTTAGTCGAAACTCCTTACATCCGCAGATATATTCTGCGAGAAAAATATAGAGGTACTATTATGTTTAAATCCGCAATCGCAGCTGTTGCTGCTACTCCTTTCCTTGCTTCGGCTGCATTTGCTGGCCCTTATGTTGAAAGCAAGACTACTGGTGCCGTTGTTGACGGTGATTATACTGGAGCTCAAACCGAATTGCGTATTGGTTATGAGCAGAAACTGGAAAACGGTGTGACCATTTTTGGTGAAATCGGTCCTGGTTATGAATGGAATAATGTTGGTCTTGGTAATGAAGCAGTTGCTGTTGGTGAAATTGGTGCTACTTTCCCTGTTGGTGAAACTGTTTCCATTAAGGCCAAAGTTGCTGGTGAGCATGGTTTTGATTCCGAAATCTTTGCTCTCGGTGGTGAACTGAAAGTTCGTTACGCTTTCTGATAATCTTCACATAGTGTAAACGTGGGGGGTTGACAAAACCCCCTTTTTATTGTATTATAGATAACGAGTTAGGAGGTTTATGTCTCTTATTTCCCAGCGTGATAGAGAAGTCGCAATGACTGCCATTAATCACTATGTTGATTATCTCACTAGTGAGATTGAGTTCTATGAAAAAGAGGAAATGTTAGATGATACTGACTACCAAAATCATAAGTCAGAAATATCTGAAGTTTATGCTCTTTTAAACTGGATCAAACTGGAATATTATAAGAATGAAGATTAATCTATGGTATTGTTCGGAAATGAAACAATGGCGATGGACTCTAACTGATGATCATCGACCAATCATTAAACAAGAATCAGGTCAAAGAGAGAATCTCCGAGATGCTATGAATGATGTAGCAAATACGGTAGAATATCTTCTGAGTCAAGTTTGACTTTTTATGGGCGATTGGCGCAGCGGTAGCGCAGCTGCTTTACACGCAGACGGTCATTGGTTCGAATCCGATATTGCCCACTTTATAAATACTTCAAAAATTGAAGTAGAATGGAAAAACTATACAAATTACTTTCTGATACTCAGGCAAGTCTTTTTGTCCTCTTTCAAAAGACTTGGGTATATCATTGGCATATTGTTGGACCTGATTTTAAGCAGATCCACGACCTGTTTGGAGAGCAATATGAAGCAATTCAAGAAGAGGTTGATAGAATTTCCGAGCATATGAGATTTCTTAGTGCTAAACCAGTTGGACCACTTTCAAGAGTGGTTGAAGTTTCGAAAGTTGGCGAAGCAAAGAGTAATATTTCCGAAATGGAAATGATTGGTGATTTGCTTGATAGTCATAAAACAATTGTTAAGATGTTAGATGATGCTGCTGTTGAAGCAGAGAAACAAAAATCAAGAGGAACTATTAATCTTCTTGATGATTTAAACGAAGCACACGGAAAATTTATTTGGATGTTAAGATCATTCACTGAATAAAAAATTATTTAATTAATAATGGAAAATTTAAAGATCAGATGCCGCTCCTGTGGAAAGGAGATAGAGGGGCATCCTACTAAAACTGTGACTTGTGGTTGTCCTAATATGGCAACCATTCGTGGAGATAAGATATCAGCAGTTGACTTATCTCAGATAGTTATGCTAAACTCTTATCATACAAAATTAAAGTCTGGCATTCTTACAAATGAAGATCTTGCTTTTCAAGAAGCAAGACGCCAACGTAAAGTAAGACGCTTAGATTTTGAAGTCCGTTGAGGACTTTTATTGGAGAGAGTCCGGTTGGTCGAGGACACCGCCTTGAAAGCGGCTGGGTTTAAAAGCTTCGCAGGTTCGATTCCTGTTCTCTCCGTTTACAAATATTACAAACTTTATATTGTCTTAATGTGTGTTTTTGTATCAACACAAACTTGACAATATAAAAATACTCACTAGCATAACTAGTAGTATTCAACTTAAAACCCTATGGATCAGCACACCTACCTTAACTGGGTGAAGATCAAGGAGACTTTTGAAGCCTCTGGGAACACAGATAATATGTTCTATAAGAGAGCGGTTGAAATAGTTAAAACCCGAAGAGATCCTCTTGCGAAGTTTCTTGGAGATGAGAAATGATGGAACCATTTGATGATGATTATGTAACTCGTACAGAAGTACAGGAGATGATTGATGCTGCTATCCGAAGACACAACCGTAATGCTTCTATCATTAGTATGTGCGTCGGTTGGGTGGTTCTTGCTCTATTTGCTGAGGGACTTTTAAGATTGATTGGTGTTATTCCACCATTACTTCCATTTCTTAAAATTACTTTAAACTAATGGTAACGATTACAGAAGAAGATTTACAAAAATTAAACCAAAGAGTTCTAGAACAAAAAATGGATGAACTTTTTGAAGAACCATCAACTTATGAGGATGATGAAGATGATTAGAACAATAATATCAGCAACGCTTCTTTTTTCTTCTATTGGACTCTTCATGCATTGGGGACTTACGCACGCATATCCAGAGGTTTTATGAAAGTAGGATTAATTGGTTTAGGTAGAATGGGCGAAGGTATGTCTCGCCGTATGATGAAAGCAGGTATAGAAGTTTGGGGTTATCGAAGGAATTATGAAAAAGCAAACGAAACTTTTGAAAATGGATTTGTTAATGGAATTGCAACTAATATTGAAAGCCTTGTTAAAGTAGTTAAACAAAACAATAAAGGTGGATCACAAC